AATCGGGAATTCAAGATTCTTCTTTTAAAAACTATGCCATAAAAATAGAGATCGTATTCTTATTTCACATAGAACTCCTTTATCTAAAATTGGTCATGGAACTCCAAGTCCCCTAGACGATAAGATATTTAAAGAGCAAGTCTCTAGACCAGCACAAGATATGCTTGAAATGCAAGTAAATAAAATTGTAAAAGAGTTTACAGATATGTTTAATTTTAAGTTTAATGAATTAACTTTAACTGATGAACTATCTCAAGCACAAATTGATCAAATATACTTAACAACTCAGGTTGTTAAACCAAATGAAGTTAGAATGAGAATGGGCTTAAATCCTATTGATTCTGGCGAAGAGGTCTATGATCCTGCAGCAAAATCAGCAGAAATAAAGGCTCAAACCATGCAATCTAGATCAAGAGATAAGACCAGAAATGCTGCTCCTCCAGAGGCAGTTAGTGGAAGAGCAAGAAAATACGAAGGAAGAAAGGTTAAATAATACACTAGCAATATTTTGACTTTACGTTAAATATTGCTATTATTTAACATAGAATGAACATTCAAAAAGCAAATTGGAATAATAGCGAATCTCGCTTAAATCTTTCCTTCCCAATCACAAAGATTGATAGGGAAAAAAGAACTGTATCTGGATTTGCTACATTAGATAATGTTGACCGTCATGGCGACGTAGTTACTGCAGAGGCATCTGAAAAAGCATTTGCACGTTTTAGAGGCAATTTAAGAGAAATGCATGCCCCAATAGCAGTAGGAAAAGTTTTATCATTTCACCCCGAAGATTTTTATGATAAAGAGTCTGGAAAGACTTTTAAAGGTGTTTATGTAAATGCATATGTATCTAAGGGTGCACAAGATACATGGGAAAAAGTATTAGATGGAACAATGACTGGATTTTCTATTGGTGGAAATATTGTTCAATCTTCATTTGAACCAGGAGAAGTTTCCTCAGATAAAGAAAGAAGAGTTATTAAAGAATATGATCTTATGGAATTATCTTTAGTAGACTCTCCAGCAAATCCATTAGCAAGTATTTTGTCAATTCAAAAGAATGCAGACGGAACTCCTTTAATTAAAGGAATGGCTGTTGACACACAAATTGAAAATGTTTTTTGGTGTAAAACAGATAAGATCGCTTCTTCAACAACAGAATCAAATAAAGATTGCGTAGTTTGTGGCGCAGGAATGGATAATGTTGGTTGGATAGAAAGTGCAGAAACAGAAAAAGGTTTAGCTATAAGCAAAGTTATTGATCAGTATTTGCAAAAAGATGATGCTCCAAATGCAACTCATAGTGCAACAACACATGATTCAGATCCACAAAATACAGTTAGCTCTGATCAAACAATAAATTTATATCCTGATCAAAATAAAATAAAGAAGTCTGAGTTAATTAATAATTCAGAGAATGCTATTGGAAAAGGAGGTAATGAAATGGCAGACGAAACAAACAATGCAGCAGAAGCAGTCGTTGAGGCAGCTGAAACTGTTGTTGAACAAGTAGCAGAGACGGTTATTGCTCAAGTAGCATCCGAAGCTGCACAGACAGTAGAAAATGCTCCAGAGGGAGAACTCGTAGAAAAGTCCGTCACAAGCGCAGAAGCAGAACAACCTTTTGCAAAGATGTTGACTGAACTGCGTGACCTCTTTGGTGAAGCAGTAGAAAAGAATTCTGCAGATGTCGAAGAAAAACTACAAAAGTCAGTAGATTCTGTTGAATCAGCACGTGCACAGTATGTAAGTGCAGTTGAAGATATTAAGAAAGAGCTTACAGGTCTTACAAATAATATCGCTGATTTCTTTAAGAGAATTGAAGCTTTGGAGAAAAGATTTGAATCTTATGAGAGTGACACTGCAGTTAAGAAGTCCATTGGTGAGGTAGACAATTCATCAAGGGATACTAGACTCCAAAAGAATTTGGAGTTCGATTGGCAAGGATCCTTCCTCGGAGTCCACAATCTATAAAATTTACACAAACAAAGGTGGTGAAATAAATAATGAGCAATGAACTATTACAAAAAGTAATTGATACAACAAATTTGGGTACATCAGGTTCAGATCTTTCAGGTGATGGTCGTACACACTCTGGAACTGGTCTTCTTTACCCAGATCAAGCTAACAGATTCCTTGATTACATGTGGGATGCAACAATTCTTGCAAAAGCAGCTCGTACAATTCGTATGCGCAGCAATACCACAGAAATTGATCGTGTTTCTGTTGGACAGAGATTAATGACCGTTGCAGCAGAAGAGAATCCTCGTGATTACGTCAATGCAGCTGGTGACCAATTCACGGTTGCTGGAGCAACATTTTCAAAGATCTCTCTCACGACTCGCAAGCTTCGTCTCGATTGGGAACTTTCGGCTGAGGCTTTGGAGGATAACATTGAAGGACCAGATCTTGAAGATCATATCGCCCGCTTGATGGCAACACAGGCTGGAAATGATATTGAAGATACACTCATCAATGCAACAGGATCGGGAAGCGGACTTATGTCAGCTTTCGTTGGTTTCCGTGCTAATGCAATCGCTAATGCACACGTCGTTGACGCAAATGCACAGGGATTGGACAAGGCTGTATTTAACAAGGCAATTAAGACAATGCCACGTAAGTACAAGCAACGCAGAAATCAACTTCGATTCTTCTCAGGATCTAATCTTGTTCAGGATTATCTATATAATCTTACTGCAAGTGCAGGTTCTGTCAATCCATGGGATATCGCTTCTGGCGTAATCCGTGGTGACGTTGTTGCAAACGATGGAGGACCAGGTTCTACTACTCCATTCGCATTTGGTATCCCAGTCATTAACGTTCCGTTAATGGATGAAACTCGTGACTCAACAGGCAAGGCTTATGGTGATTCAGGATATGATGCATCTGCTGGATTGTTCGGTGATCTTCACCTTACATTCCCACAGAACTTCATTGTTGGTATCAAGCGTGACGTTGTTGTCTACCGTCTCTTCCAACCAAAGAAGGATACAATTGAGTACACACTCTTTATCCGTGTTGGTTGTGCATTCGAGAATTATGACGCACATGTTATCGTTAAGAATATCAAGGTCGGAGGAACTGATTTCGGTTCTCTCGGTTCTGTAACACATGGCTCGCTGGTATCTAACGCTGATACCCGAACAAGAGGCACGTTCTAAAATATC